TAAGAAATAATATATTCGGCGCCATAATCTGTTTCCACTTTAAGTTTACGATTCTTTGTAGACTTTCTTGTAATCTTAGCAGATTTTACCTTGCCATTAGAAAGACGAAAAGCGACAATAGTACCAATGTCAACATTTTCAACATAATTCATTTTCTGTTCCATATTGCTTTTAACGTTGGCTGATTTATTCTCATCTTTAGCTTCAACCTCTACGTTTTCCTTGGTATCGTGATTGTCAATTTTACATTCGTCTTTAGCACTCTGTGAAATTTCTTTCACCACCATTACATTTTTGCGGATGCTATTCTTAGCACTGTTCGCTCTTAAAATTGCATCAATCAACGTTTCCTTATTCATTTCCCAGCGACCGACAATCTGCAGCTCGGTAGCAATTTTCCTTAACTCCTTTCGAGTCTTGGAATTCAAAATTTCTCTTGACATGCCTATGTCCTCCATTTTATTTATTTGGTGATTCCTATCACCGAGGCTGTACGCATAACGCACATTTAATCCACTCTTTGCAGTATGTGTTTTCGTATTTTGGTAGGAGAAGTGGAACCTTTCGTCTTAATTTTCAAAGACTCATCAGGGTGATTTGGTTGAGCAGGACGGACTTGAACCGTCAACCTACCGATTCGTAGTCGGTCACTCTGTCCGTTGAGCTACTGCTCATTAACGTTCATATTTACTAAAGCTTATAATTTCATCAACCGAAATATCTTCAGGATAGAAATAAGCTTTACATTTGAAAAATGCTTCACTATGGTCGAAGCTTTCTTTTACTTTATCCTCATCAATTTCAACACCTAAAACAAGGATTTTATCAAAGCCCCTAATTGCAACAAATCTTGCTGCTTCATAAGGTTTTTCTGTGAGATAGACAACACCATCAATTCCTTTAATAATTCCTTTCTCAGTAACGGAAAACAAGTTTTCATAAGGTGTAGCATGATAATACGTTCTTTTCATTGTTTGTTCCTCCTTAACACTTAAAAATTTAAAATTTGGTTTTTTTTAACCTTGATTATATTATATCACAACTGTTTTAATTTGTACATAGGTTTTTGAAAATTTGTTCAAAAAAATAAAGCCGCCAGATTCGTGTCCAGCGGCCTTTGGCTCATCATTCAAAGATGTACTTTATACTTTTATCAAGTAAGAACTCTTTTTCCTTTTGTGCGACTTTATCAACGGCTTCCAAAGCAGCAGTCATATTACCATTACAGTGCCCATCTCTCACTGCTTCAGCTGTTGCTTTACACAAAATCGTATTTGCTCTCGTGCTATTAAGCATCATCAATACAAGACTTTCAAGATTTTTGTCATGCTCTTCTCTTTTCTTTTCAAGCCTTCTTATTACAATACCCATCAAAGCAGAAGGAATACCAAGAGCAATTAAAATTTGCCACACTAAATCCATTAATTATCCTCCAAAATTATTTTTTCCAAATACCATTTTCTTTTATCCACGGTATTCCTTTTTTCCATACACCTTTATTATTAATCCACACTACACCACGCTTCCATGCTCCGTTTTGGTTAATGCATATCTGACCATCATTTTCATATTCCCAAACCGCATACCACGTAAATTCAGCAGCAGTAGGACAACCCTTTGTAAAAGTGCTATTAAGATATAAAAAGGCTTCATCACTATAAATTCCTTTTTCATATCCGAGAGTAACAAGCTCACTTTCAGTCGCCCAAAGACCGCTATTGTAACAAAATTTGTTATCGGCTTGTCGGTACAAATTCCACCCAATAAATTTATATCCGAGACGAGTAAACTTGTTCGGAAGAATGTTAAAACCTTCTCCCCAAATCACCGATTGAGTTTCCATTGAACCTTCGCCGCCATTGGAATCATAGTAAAAAGTAATCTCTAACTCTTGTCGATTTAACTCCATCGTTCCTGTTTTAAAAGCAGAACCTGGGGTATACTTGAAACCATTATTATCAACACCGTTGGCATTATCAATAATTTTAATATAGAGATCGAGCGTTACCGTTCCATAGTCAGTCTGTGTATAAATAAAATCACCCGAATCAAGTGTCACAGTTGAAGAACCATCATAGCTTGGAATTGAATCTGAAAATACTTTATTACCAATACCAATTTCCCACTTAATACTGGAACCCCATTCACTCCATGGAGAAGTATGTATTCTTGAAATTTGAAACGTATAAGAAAGATTATGGTCAACTGTTCCAGCGAATGTTCCAGCAGGAGTCTTATCTATTACGGTAAGCGTAAATGAATGGTGTCCATTAGCACCATCTACAATCAATGTTGCCATTTATTTTCACCACCTTTAACTGATAATTTGAATATATACATCTCCATCTTCACCGCCGATAGGTTCATCAGTTCCGCACATAATTTGTTTCTGCGCTTTTACGATTGGAAAGTTTTTTTCATCTTCTTCGATAGTATACCCATCATAAGATTCATTTTGAGCGATAGCAAGATTTTCACTATTGTAGCCAACTTTTTTTGTAATGAAGATTTCATCATCATCAATGATACCTTGCAATACTTTATACTTAATCCACTTCATGCTATCACCTCCTTAATAACTTTTCGTGTACTTAATGGTGATATATGCTTCAAGATGAGAAGCGTTACCATTAGTTGTAATAACCAAAGAACCATCACCTTCAATTCTACTAATGACAGCAATTGGCGTTACCTGACTATGAAGTGTTACAGGGAACGGATAAGAAGTCAAATCGTCTTTATCAAGTGCGTAACCGTTAACAGAAACAATCCTGTCCCAATCAGCAAGCGATTCCAAAACCATCGCACTATTGTTTGGTAAAGAAGCTGCATAAAGAGTCATCTGATAAACAGGTTGCATGTTCCATCTTTCAACAAGCGGATATTCCCAACCTGGTTTACAATCAGGATTCAACCATTCCTTCCTGCCTGTCCGTCTATTGATTCTATAGAAGCATCCCATATCATCTTCGTCTTCCTGAATCATATCAGAAACACTTAATCTGTAAGGCTCCCAAGTATCATCTTTAATTTCAGCTCTACGAATCATCGGCTTAAAGATAACGTCATTAACAGTTTCGCCTACATTTCTAACCTCAATTTTTACAGCAACAGACGTATCATTTAACAATGTAAACTGCGCAGAAGTTTTATTCATCAAGTCTATAAATACAGACGAACCGTTTTCAATATAACTTAAAAACATTATAGCACTTTTGTTATCGGCAAGAAAACCTTGTGACGCAATATATGTTCCTGCCTTCAATAATACACTACCTAAGTCTAACTGAACTCTATCAGTAGAAGTACCATTTGCAGTTATAGTTCCATCGCCATTATCTGTCCATGTAATACCCTTGTCAGTCCATGTAACGCCTTCACCTGCAATAGAAGAGTTTACATAAGGATACGGAATTAAATTCTTCTTTGCATATCCTAAAGTCTGAGTTGCCAATGCAGCTTCATTCAAAAGATTATCAACATCAAGCGTTAATCTTGCAGCCATATTAGCATCAATCAGAGAATTGATTCTTACAAAAATAGCTTGCATTTCAGCGATACTGGAAGCTTCAAAATTCTCAATAAAAGAATCAATTTGCTTACCAAATGCAGTCGTATCAAATTGTTCAATCAAACCGTGTACAAAACCACAAACTTCATTATCAAGTCTTGTATCAACAATGTCTGCTTGAGTAATTCTTGCAGTGCCTGCTTTAACATAAATCTTTGCAAGTTCAAGCTCATAATAGTCAGCATTTCGCTGAATAGTAGGAGCAGAAGCGTTCGTTGCCGGTGTTCCTTTTTTCACAGCAAGACGAATCACTCTTTCAGAGTTATCCCATCTAAGAACAATCAAATCAATTCGATTCAAAACTCCATCAGCAACATTGATAGCCAAAGAAAGTTCATCATCATTTTCATACCAATAGCCATTAATCCAGGCTTGACCAGATAAAACTTTTACACTCATATCTGCAGTTGTTTTCTGTTGCACCATCAGCTCATTTGATTTTCCACCGAAGATACCATTTCCAACAAAACTTGCAAAATATTTTGCAAAGCTCTCAGCAAGATAAACTCTATCATACTCACCATTAACTAAATGAGCATCAAAAAATCCACTTTTTTCAGCCATAGAAATCACCTCTTTCATTTTGAAATTTGTCTTTTGACTTTTTGAATTAATGTAGGATACGAATATCCAAATGTGATAACAAGTTCATACTCATCATCATAGTGTTCACTAACCTCAGTCACTTTACCAATAACCTGAACACCAAGGTCTATGTCCTGAACAATTACTTTGTCTCCTTTGTTATAGTCAATTCCATACCTGTATTGAATATTTCCCATAACACGCATTTTTGCATCAAAAGATTCTGTCGTAATACATTCTGCAAGTTTTTCATTTCCCCTATCGTTTAACATATCACGATAATCATCATCATTGATTTTAGTCGTAGTTCCATCTTCATTAGAAACTTCAGACTGCAAGTCCCTTGCATCAACATATAACTCTCTTCTTAGCAATCCTTTTGAAGCTGCATTTCCAGAGATTATATGCACTCGTTCAGCTCCTTCACCTTCACCTGCAACGTAAGCAAGTGTTTTTATATCCTGGTCATTTGTATAATAAGAACTTGAAAGAATATCTTCCAAATCAGTACTAAAAACTACAAGATTAGACGCATCATCTGACATAGATAAAACTGTCCTGTCAACACCTTCTATTACTTTGAAAATTAACTTCTTTTCTTTAGGTCTGAAAAGCACATCAAAACCAAGTTCCGCATCCATTGCAACACTTTCAATTGCATTGTATACCTCACCACCTGTTTTCTGAAAAGAAATAACCTTCCCAAGTTGCTCATCTTCAGCACACTCAAGAAACGGAATTTTACGGTAAGAATCGCTTGGGTTTACGCAGTGCTTATCAACAATCTCATACATTGCCGTAGAAGAATGTTTATTAACACAAGTATACGTTCCCCAAACAATTCTTGTCGTTAAAAGCATTTCAAGCGTTCTACCTTTTGCTTTATAGACTTTCTGACCATTTTCGTTCGTATCAGATTGAACAATCTCAATAATGCATGCATTATCACCACCGCACCAAATAATATTTCCTTTTTTGATTAAGTTCCTATTCTCAAGCGTGACTGGCGCGTTTAACTCAAATGATGCATACCCATTGAACTTATCAGGCCATATTAAACTCGTGTATTTATTGACTTCACCAATAGAATCAAATGTTCCATCGTCATCAAGCTTATATACAGAAATATCGACACCTTTTAGTAACATTCTTGCACCTCCAGATACTGATTATAAAAATATATAGATACATCGAGATTTTCGATACCGTCCTCCGCATTATATCTAAAAAGATTATCACCAATATCAAGCTGCAACCACGTGCTGTCTACGTCTTTATACATAAAATAGTTGGTGTAATCACCACTTCCAATTTTACCTTTTACGCTCTTTTCACCAATATTCGTAATGATTTCAATTTCTTCACCTGAAATCAAAGTCTTATTAATAGTAAAATCTTCTTGTGTGTTCACATTTATCAGACTTGGATTTACAACGGTACCATTTGCTTTCAAAACAATTTTCATACCAACAGAAACAGAACCTCTATTGGCTAAGTTTATAATTAAGCTTGAAGTTCTTTTACCAAAAACAATACCTTTATCATCTAAACTTGTCGACAAAATCAACGGAAAATGAAAAGTCGGCGTAGTCATTACAAAAGCAGACGTAGTTTCAAAATCATCAGAGAAAAGAGGATTTGGAGCAGTTCCATCAATTTGGAACCTACAAAAAATTTCATTATTCTCAGCTGCATTAACTGAGTATTTTACAGTTTCATCAGGAACGAAATTGATTTTGTAATTGTTGTAAAACATAGTGATAGCTTCTTGAGGATTTACAAAAGAATTAAGTCTCCTCTTTAGCAAAGTCATCTGATTCTCGTTCGCAGCAACAATCCAACCTTCAATTTTAATGTCTCTCGTTCCAAAAGACGTGTTGGCCACAGATTCACCAACCTGATTTACATATTTATAGGAATGGTGAGTACCTTTTACAGTACCCCAATCAACCGACTTAAGAATATAGTCGGGAGTTGACACCATATCCAAAATCAACTCTTCTGAATTTTTCACTCTTCTGAGAACGATTCTTTCGACCATAAATGTCAACCCCCTTTCTTAGAATCCTTCTGCCATCTCACGCTTAGTTTTCTTCATTTGCTTAGCAGCTTCGATTTCGTCAATAGGCTTAGGACTATAAAAAATGAACGTATCACCATCGCCATCATCATAAGGAGTACCTTTTTGATTATCACGATATTTATTTACGTTATTTGATTTACCAAAACCATAATACGAAACATATCCTGCATTTTGTGCTACAAACTGTTTGCTTATTTCAAGTATAGAATGACAAACTTCTCTAATGTCATCCAATCTTTCATTAAACTTAATTTGCTTATTAAAGAATTCACCCAAACGATTCATAAACTCATTAACTAAGTTTTTCATCCAACCTAAATTCTTTTCCAAAGGAACAACAGCTTCTGCACCATCTTCACCAATTTGAGCAAATGTAGGATTATTGACTACACCACCTTTGGCAAGACGAGGAATTCTTAATTCATTCAAATATCCAATTTCAACACCAGGTATCAAATTAATTAAGTTGATAGCGCCGTTTATCATTCTAACGAACGTATTAACGATGCCTTCAATCATTCCAATAACACCATTTATTCCTTTCTTAAAAGCACTACTAAACGCATTAGCAATTTTCGTACCGATTGCAGAAAATGTATTTTTTATCGTGTTCCAAAGATTGCTAAAGAATGTACCAAAATTACTAAAGATTTTCTTTATTGCTTCCCATGCAGCACTAAATGTATTCTTAAAGAAACTTCCAACAGCACCAAATACATTTTTTATACCATTCCAAATCGTACTGAAGAAATTTACAACTTTGTCCCAAACGTTTTTAATTGCATTCCATTCATCTGTAAATTTTCCACTAAGAACATCTTTGACTACAACAAAAACAGCTTTAATTCTTG